TCACCTACATTGTCAAATATCATCCCGATTTTGAACAAAATAAAGCCCAACTAACCCGAGAAAAAGTATTCAAAGAATGCGCTTGCAAAAGCTATAACTACATGTATGGATTATGCTCTAATCTATGTAAAAACGCAAAATCAAAACCCTCACAAAATATGAAACAAAATACGCACAAAAAAAAGAGAACTTAAAATCAAAATTATAGCAAAAAATGCTGTCACAAACAGACAGCTAAATCTAATCAACATCCGTTACATTGCACCTCACGACCTAATAAATTTAAGTGAAAAGTATTTTTCGTAGAATTTATAATGATAGTTCTATGTAAAAATTGCACCTGACGCATTATGCTGTCATGTAAGACGCTTTCGTAAACAAAAGAAAGGTAACTGTCTATTTTCGGGCAATACGAGAAAGTAATAAAATCCTAACTAATCAACCTCTCTTACATCAGACCCTACAACCTGATAAATTTAAGTGTACAATATTTTTCGTATAATTTAGCACCATAGTTTTATTGAAAAATCGCACCTAACGCATTGTCTTACCATCTAAGAGACTTTAATGTCTGAGGGGGAGGTAACTGTGTATTTTCCGGTGATAGTATTTTCCTGTTCAAAAACCTCAACACAAAATTGAGTGCCAAACAGTTTAACCTTTTCAACTAACGCCTTAATTTGTGTCAGATATGGCTCGCACTCGGAAGGTACATTTACAATAAAGTCGCAAGAATTTTGATACTCCTCACACCATTTTATAAACGGACACTCCTCACCTTCCTCGTTCCAATATATTATTGGGCAGCTTTGTCTTTCCTCATCCCAAAAAATATACACTCTTGGGTCAGGAGTTGGATCACTGATATAAATACCATCACACTTAAATTTACAGCGAAGCATCTCCTCAATGACACACACTTGAGGACTCCACATATGACAAAATTCAATCTCTCTCGTCACTCTATCATACTCGCGTTGAATTTTGTCAAGATGTGAAGTCAAGACTTTAGCAAAAGCTAAAATCTTTATTTTATGCCATTCGGATGGCAATGTTTTTCTTAAAATGTATTTGAAATCCATAATCAACAGTTGGCAGCAGGCGTATAAGTTATCTTGTCCGATAACGGAAAATAGTTATCTATGACTAAACAACCAGAGCGTGTCAAGTAATCCTGTCCAACCTCTTGATATGCAGGAACATTATCATATGCGATACTCGCACAAAGTTCCGATATATTAACGTCAATAACACCAGTTTTCGTACATATTGCCTTAATTAATTCATTACGGCGAAATACACCATTTCCAAATGGCAGGTTGAGAAGATAGTCATTGATACATTGCTCAACTTCCTGACGCATCTCTACTATCGGAATAAGACCATCATATATAATTTCAGCACACAACTTCAGTACATCACTGTTAAGGCTCACAGCTTCAACAGTCGTTCCGGCTGGCTTAATACATGCCAAATAAGTATTAAGTGCAGCAAGCTCCTCCTCGCTCAACGCTTCACCATCTAAACCCTTCACTTTCACAAGAGTTCTGCATCCATTGGCATTATTGACCTCCGACACAGCACACTGACCGACAATTCGCTTAGATTCATCAATCTCGTCATATTGTAATACTCCATTAATAGACCTAATAGTATCACCGAATTGAAAGTGCTCCGTAACCATAAAGCACAACCAATCGGGTGTCATTATTTGTGCCTCTCGCGCTCGTTGTATCAACCGGGCTTCATATTTTGCATACCAAATACGCATCTTGAAGCTAATAATAGCGAAAACTTTTATCAGTCCTCGCCATAAAGAAGGCTTTGCACTTGATGTAAAGCATGACAGGTCTGCATCATTCTCTTTTTCTTCAAGTATTTGGTCACAAATGTCTTGAACACACTCCTTAGCTTCAACACCTATTTCAAATAAATTGTCAAAGTCAGGGGCTTCCTGCTCATATATATATTTAGCTATATCAAAATTATCTGCCATCTGAAATAGGATAGGCTTCGACACATAACTCACCGTTTTCGTCGAAGTGTATTTTAACTACATGATACCCTGCCAACTTCAAATTAGCACGTACCTTTTTCTTCAATTGATTTCTTTGAAGATGATTTGAACAAACATATTCATCTATACCAACACCAAGCAAAGGACACCATTTAAATTCTCCTTTGTGAGCTTTTAAAATATGCTTGATATGTTGTTGTGTCGCATCACCAGCGACTAAATCACCATTTTCAACAAGCAAGTCACCATCCTCATCAAGCAGGATGTCCCAATTATCTTTTGTGTCAGTTATTCTTGCCATATCAGTGACAAATATCATTATCGCCAAGCCCGGCTTTATTGACCGGGATTAGCTCATTCAAAAGAGAAGTAATTAAAGCCGCTTTAAAGCTCGCACCTCCATCCGTAGGAACAACAGGCGCATTCTGAATAGCCTTTATGATGCTGATTATCTTATCATCAAGCGCACACAATATGCGCTTTAATGGGTCAATGTTGACCAACGCCCCATTATCGCCACCATTAAAAACCAGTTTTCCATCATCGCTCAAAGCCGCTTCAAAACCATTTTGAGCGACAATTGAAGCAGCATCGAAGCAAGATACCGACTCTAAAAAATACTTCGTCTCCTCACCTTCTATCATGCCAACAATGACGGGAGTTTCCTCTGAAGGATAAATAAAAACACCTTTCCCACTTCCATCAATAACAGAAGCTAACCGAACATCATATATCACACCATCTTCGTCATTCACAGGAGCAACATCACATGTTCCCTCTGCCCTATCTACACGCAACACAGTTGCAAGTACATGTGTTATTGAAATATGCTTACGTAACTTATGGTATCCGGCTGCATGAGCCAGAAGGTTTGCGTTATTCGATATTTTAAAATTATCTCCCATTAATAATTCATTATCAATATTTCTGTCCTCCTTGCCTTGAGTGCCTGACGCTCTCCAATTTCTACAACGTTCAAACCATGCTCTTCGGCAAGCTCCAAAACCTTCGGATTCGCAAACTCTGAAATCGCAAAACGTATCCGAAGTGACATCATTACAACAAACAAATCGGACGTGTCCTGGTAACTAAATGAGTTGCTATAATTATCCGCAGTACCCAAATATGGTGGATCACAATAGATAAAAGCCTTATCACGCTCACGTTGATTTTTGAAACTGATTTTTTTGAACAATTCTCTAAAATCATAATTCGAGAATTGACAGCCCATCAGCGCATCAATCGTCTCATCAATTCGACCAAGAGCTATCCGCTTCGTATTGCTCCTGCCAAGCGTCATTGTCGTATCTTTCCCCATAAACCCGAAATTCGAGTAAAACAGAAATCTAACGGCAATCCGAATCGCATCAGTTTCATCAACATGCTTCCAAGTCTTGAACAAATCAGAATGAACAGGCATGATTTTAAGTAATGCCCGAAACTCATCCGCCTGAGTCATCAAAACATTAAACAGATTTACGACATTATCATCGTAATCATTTAATATGTTATAAGGAATTCGCTCCTTATTAAAAAACATTCCACCTGCGCCAAAAAATGGCTCAATGTACATGGAATGGTCAGGAAAATACGCTTGTATCTTTCCTGCAATCTTGGTCTTCCTTCCAAGTCTCCTCAATATCATATCTCCACAATTTCAAAAACCAAAAAAATCAACCTACTCTACTCCCGATGTGCAGCGTCCTTCGATACCCAAAACTGTCAAAACGCTCCCACACTTCGTCTATGAAGTATCTCCCACTTCGCTCCGGGTAATCACAATCAGTCAGTTCAACAATATCCCCATGCTCTGCGTAAGGTACTCCAAAAGTGGTCACTGTGCCGCGATACCCGTCTATTCTAAGCAGCTTCTCATGCTCCTGTGCTTCTACACGTAGAGAATCTGCGTCGAGGTCATAAAAATGAAGCGTGTGGCTCTCGCCTGTTTGAGAGCCGATGACTTCCTCTATCTTATTGCCATCCGGCTGAATTGAAATAGCTCGTATCTTCAACTCAATATCATCACGACGTTTATACTTCAAATTTTCCCTTACAATGTTTTTTTGAAATCCTAACTCAATTCGCTCCGGTTCAATCGAATAAGCAAAGCCTACAAAGAGACGTCGCCCACGAAAATACGACACCAAGCCGTACCGTTCCTTCAGCATCTGAAGTACCTTAGCCGCACTCGGTTCTTTCAGCAAGCGCACCGGACCGAGCTGTGCATCGGCAAGGGATGTAAACAGAAAACCCGATGGCGTAATTATCGCCTCCAATAGCTCTTGAAGCGACACATCACGCCACGACAGCTTATAATTCGTCTGCTTGAGCTGCCACATGCTGTCTTCGCAATGAATCTTAACAGGAACGCCCGGCTCTACTTCACGGACATAACCAACGAACACCTCACGATGATTATAGTCATAGCCCATATTGATAATCACCTCATCGCCGCGCCGTATCTGATCGCGGATATTGACGCCATTCAACGCCAAATTACGCGGCAGCTCTACCACCGCCGTGTCGGTGAGATTCTTCCATGACTTACGGATTCTTACCGCATGGACGAAATCGAATTGGAACACCCCAATCCGTATGTCGCAGGTCATGTTGTGCATTATAATGTATCAATATAACCAGTCATAAGCGGTGAACCTACCCGACCTCGACGAAGCCCAAAATACGGATATATAGTACGCTGATAAAACCCAAAATGAGAATACACAACAACTGAATTAACCAAGAAATCCAATCGCTCCGCAGCACTATCATATTGCATCGCCAGGTCAGGGCTTCCGGCATTGCCAGTCGCATTGCGCCATACCCATTGATTCCATGACATATCATCATAATAAATTCTAATATCATTACCAATGACCAAGAAGTGCGGAAAATGACTATTCGCGCCATTGCCGGAACGGTCAGCGACTAATCCAGCCTTGATATATGGATTGTTTTCAGCCGTAAATTTTAAAGTAAAATCACCCTTCACAAACCCCTTCTTCGAGTGTGCTGAACCGTAGCGAGGTCCAGAAAAGCTGAATGTGCCGTTGTTTTCGGTCACTTGATTCAAGTGAATCTCATCGCTTACATTGACTGATTGATTGATGAGAACTCTCACAGCATTTTCGCAAACTCCCCATCGTGAGATGTCTGGAAAATCATTATCAATCACTCTAATCCCAAATAGATAATTGAATGAATTCCCGACTGGAATAGTTACATTTGCGCGAAAACCCCAAATTGATTGCGCTGAAATACTATTCACCGTAAAACCACCTACCGGTATTCCACCACCAATCATTAAAATTTCTATATTGTTAGAATTAATACAACTTCCTCTCACAATCAAATCAACAGTTTCGCCTTCACACACCAAATTAGGCTCAACAGACTTAATTACCATCTTTTCAAAACAATTCCTCACATTCGCCACGCTCGCCGCATTTCCACCCTCAAAAAGAAACATCGCATCTTCCTCAGGCTTCTCGATAATCACTAACTCATCGCTCACCTTATCTTCCGCAGAAACCACCGAAATCCCAGGAGAAATATAAGCCGCTCCACTCGGATTCGTCACCGCGAAATCATAATCCAATAGCCCGGCAGATTGCGGCACATCGAGCGTTGCCGTGATGCAATTACTGGTAATCTCGGTAATGGTCAGCACTGGCGCGCCGCCGCCGATGCCGTTCAAGACATCCACCGTCGCGCCGGGTGCGAAACAGAAGCCACGCAGCTTCACCTCGCCGCTTTCGCCCGGACACCATACCTGCGGCGTGACCGACGTAATGACGGGCTTATTGATGCAAGCAGCCAGCGCATCGAGCGACACGCTACCATTCACACCTGCATCGACGAAAGGTAGTAGGGCATTTTCGCCCGGCTTCCCTTCCGGGAAAACCAACGATACCTCAGTATCACCACCGCCATAGCATTCCAAAAATTGCTCTACCGTAATAAGCTTAGGAGCATTGCTATCAGGTGATTGAATGGCAATACACCATTCACCATCAGGTTTTTCCGCACCTAAATTCAAAGCCGTTAACGCCTTTATATCTAAAGGTGCAGCACCTCCGTCACCCGGCTGAATTTCAGCCAAAATACACTGCAATAAATTTTCAAAAGTATAATGACCAAGTTCATTATCTTCAATGCGACAAATGAAAAATCTATCCGTGGGATTAGGTTTCAAAAATGAATTATCGAAAAGTTCCTTGATATTAATTGCCATAATAATATATATGTTCGTTGTTCCAAGTAATAGGTTGCCCCGACATATCGGTAATCATGCACCTGTTATCATTCCAAACCGTGACGACAATAGGACATCCACTATCATCACAAATCACCTCTCCGGCATCATCACAAATATTTTCATAATTACACCAATCGCCACAATTGACGACCCTACATTCGCGCTCCTTTCGTTCTGCAAAAAAATCACGAAACTCCTGTAAGAAACCAAGTGAATCAGGTAGCTGCTTCCGAATACAAAGCACTTGCCCCGTCTTCAAAATAGAATCCGGCTCAAGCTGGTTATCGCACCAAATCAGTCCGGCAGCTTCAAACCCACCATACTCTTGTATGGAGACATCCTCAATTGACTGCCCACGCTCGACTTGGATATAATATTTATCTGACGGTCTTGCCATTATATGCCCTCTGGTATAGTTCTCAATTCAACCGGGATGTCAGCTATGCCCCTTATCACAAAGTCAGTACTATGCAACTCGCCCGGCTTATCTATCGTCTCAATCGTTTCTATCGCCAACCTATAAATACCTTTCCATTCCAATTGCTCTGCCCCGATAACGAATGAGGTGGCTGTCATCGCTCGTTCAATGAGGTTCAAATAGCGCAATTGGTCTTCCGGCTTATTGAACTCCTTAGAGTTCACCATTGTACCGACGATGGTAACACTGGTGACATCATAACCAAAACTTTCGATGACCACCGAGCCTCCACCATTGATAGGCGTTTTGATTAACTTAGACTTTTTAATTACCCTTGTAATCATAGATGATGGAGGCATGAGCCAACCATCCAACCCATTGCTTGAGTCCAAAGGCAATTCTTCAAAAAGCCTCACCTCCTTTACTTCACCATCAACTTTAACCTTATATTTTATATTCTCCCAAAAAATAGGGAACTTGACATTTACTCTTTTATCAGTGTAAATGTCACTATCGTTAGGTGTAAGTGCTTGTGGTAAAAATTGAGACATAATAAAAAAGCAGCCGTTAAGCTGCTCTATTTTCCTTTGTTGAAGTATGCGTAAGCATACCACAGTTTATAATAAACATCGACAGGCAGCTCGCTTGGGTCGGCTATCTTATAATGATAGCTAATCACCGCATCCTTAAATTTTCTATTTTGGTCTATTTCGTCTTGCCGGGCAATTGCATGTCTTTCAACAAGTCTGATGCGTCTCCCGTACTCATCTCCGGCATCGGAAAAAAAGCAATAGCACTTTTACACGCCAATGTATAGTCTTCGCCTTGCTTATTTTGAAAGTCCGAATGACCTCCTATTGCGAGGTTCTTGAGTATCAAGTCACCGCCACCAATCAAGTCCTGACGGGCATAAAACTGATTAATTTCCTGATACAATTTCAAAAACATAGAACCAATGTAATGAAAAGGTTTTACCCAAATAATCTTAGTCCCACATTCAGACTTAATGAATTTCAAGTCAGGATATTGGTCAAGCCATTTTTTGACCTGTTCATTGCTTGGATTTGATATATAATTTTTCATAATTATTGTACTGGTTGGTCAAAAAGAATTTTTCCGACAGGCACAGTAAAACTTGATGTACCGTCACCGTCTAATGAAGCTCCATTGACGTGCTTATTGAAGCAAAAACACGTAATGATGTCCATGCAGTACACACCCTGACTATCTCGAAAATACGCCAACACATTTATATCACCTGCATCGGTCAAATCTTCTAAGCCCGGATTAACCGTCTTCAATAATTGGAAAATCTCCTTTAACTCGCAGTTAGATATTGTAAAGTTGAAAAAGTAGTTTTTGCTCCCTTTTTTCAGTTCATAAGGCTCTCCACCTGCACCGCGAGTAAATGAATTACTACGATCTACTCCCCACTCTGCATCAGAGATAGAGTAGAGTTCACTTCCTGCAATATTGATACGCATATCAGCTTGAGCGCATCTTCTATTTCCTGTCGCCATATTATTGAGTATTAGTGTCTGTCAAAGTCATTTCAAAACATAATTGAATACACTCGACTTTGCCACGTTTTCTTATATTGATAGTAATGAATACACATCCCGACTTGGCAAAATTATTGACATTGCCATTTACGTCAGGTGTAATGTCATCTACAACGATGCTTTCAATGCCTGAAATTGCTGCGCCAAGCTGATTGTCAATCAAATTTTGCAACTCAAGTTGCCATGCAGTCGCTATTCCAAAATTCAATCGTCCGCCTACTGGCTCTGACACTTGATATGTATTCAATTTGGTGCAAGCCCAATCATAAAACAAGTCATTCACTTTGCATGCGATAGCATTACAAACACTATCATTCACGTTATTAGCGCGATTCGTGGCAGTTCTGTTATGAGTCATAAAAATACCTCCACCGCGCTTCTGTGGACACGCAATGAGATAGTTTTTATTGTGCAAAATTTGAAGTGGCGTGATACCCGAAATCGGGTCAGCATCGTTCAAATTCTCCACGTTGTGACCACCGCTAAGATACACCCCATCAGTATAAACACCTGCGCTGGCATCCGTCAGATTAAACTTCGTATAGTCCTTCTGTGCAAAGCTAAAAAGACAACCTGCCTTACAGCCCATACCAACCACAGAGCCGACATCCGTAGAATTTTCATACCAAGCAATATCGGAATTAGAAATATTGCAGTCTTGGAAAAAAGCCACTTGCACATTAGGTGCAGTTTGCTCATTCAGGTCAATCAATTCAGCGCAGTCGCCTTGCCAACCCCAACCATCCAAAACAACATTGCCAATCGGACAGCCTTTACAATTATAGCAATCGACCAGCCCTTGAGCTACGCCAATCGCGTCAGTAACACCATTGACCAAACCATTCGATACATCGAAGGTATAATCATCACCAACCTTGCCGCCTTCTACAGAGCCGGGCAATGCCCAATTATCATTACCGGACTGCACCACGCCCAAATAATCAACTTTATTATTGATTTTATTGAGCAATTGAGTCGCATAAGGTTGGTCTTTACTGACCGCCTCACTCATTGGCACACGCGGAATTACAGTAATCCACAGTTTCGTGTCCGGGCATCTCAAAAAGACATTACGGACATTATGCCACAGCAAATCCGGCTGTTTGGGTAGCCCTTCCGAATCCGTACCCGTATCTGCTTCCGACCACTCCTCAGTCACCCCAAGAGCCTCCAACTCTGAAAGCGAGTTGAGTTCAATCACCGGATAGGTACAAGTACCATCATAGACATAGCTCTCCGGCATCTGCCCCATGATTATGAGAGCAGCCGTACAAAGTTGCGCGACATCTCTATCTGCACCCGACTTAGGTACTATTTTGATTGCATTAATCATTTATCACCATCTTTCGCAAAAAGCCCTATCGCTCCGGCAATAACCATCACCACAACATCCCAAGAAGCTCCTTGTGTGAATACAGAAACCACAGCAGCACCAATAACAAATGTACCAAGTACAGTCGTCACCATGTTTTGCGTGATACAGTTCTTTGCTTGCTCTACACTCATGTCAATTGATTGATTCGTTTTTGAAGTTGCAAAATCTTGACCTCTTGAGTCTGCAATTTTGCCTTATATTCATCGGCATTCAATACCGTTTCAGCCGCACTTTGAGCCGCTTCAATAGCCTTAATAGCCTTAATAGCATCAGCTTCCTTAGCCGTTTCCGGCAAACCTAAGTGTTCAATTATTTTTTTCATTCGCCTTCAGTTTCTGATAGGTTAATGTCCGGGCATTCAGTCGAACACGAGGGAATGACTCCGGCGTATGTATAGGTATTTCCGCATATTTCTATGGTGAAAATAATGTCTTCACTTTCGAGGTTCGAGACCAGCGGCGTGAGGTCGAAGTCACTGGTCGGGTCGGGTACTTGGATGACGTTCGTGCCGTCTGTCGGGTCGTCATTGACGGCAGAGTTCAACCATGCTATGTTCGTGCCATACGAATTCGCACAGGCCAAACCGGATATTGGATTGCCAAGTCCTACGCCAATTACATTATATGTAGTATTCAATGCGGACAATTGAGACTCTATAATTCCGCAGCACAAACCGCCCGGACAGTCATTAGTACCGAGCTGTTGGAAAGGAGTATAGTCTGTGATGTATATTAGATATGGGTTTTCAGTGCCGCTCAATACCGCGTCAGCCACACCTATAGCGCCGACATCATTATTTTCGCCATTCAGGCAACTGCATGAGTTGGGTTGGCTGACAGTAATACCATTCACGAACGATATGATGTCCGCATAATTATCGGTCACTGAAACCAACTGCGAGTAGCAGATACAATCCGCTACCGGATCGCTCACGCAGGGGTCGGATGATAGTGGCGTGACGCAATGACCGCCTGGGCCTATGCCATGCGGTATAATGGCGATACTCACACTATCGCACTCCGAAAAGACATTACCATCATTCACATCATTAATGAAATTGATTATGGCAGCTTGTTGGGCTTCCTGATAATTTCTTGATGAACCGGAATTGTCGAAAATAATCGCGATGTTGATGTCGTTATACGCGGCGATAGTTGCATTGTTTCCAGTGCCGGAATCCAAGCCATATTCCCACGATATTTCAAGTTCTTGGCTTGACTCTACAAGGAACTCGAACTGAAATTCATCTTCATTGAATATACATGATATAGCTATGTCGTTAGAAAAATCTATCGGCACACATTCGCCTTCGACTTCTACTTGACAGTCGTCACATACGACATCGCAATTACCTGCGCCATCACATTCCGTTCCAGGAGGGCAGATGCTTTCACCATTGCAATCTTCGCAATTGTCCGCATCCGCAGAAAAACAAGGAACTCCAAGCTCCCCACTATTACATGCGTCCGGGTCGAAGCAACCGCAGTCGCTCTCACCGTTGCACGTCGTTCCAGGAGGGCAGATGCTTTCACCATTGCAATCTTCGCAATTGTCCGCATCCGCAGAAAAACAAGGAACTCCAACCGCGCCGTCATTACAGGCGTCCGGGTCATCGCAGCACTCTACGGCAGCGATACATATATCATTACCATCATTGCACCACAACTTGGTGGAGTCAATGGGTACAACGCCGCCAATCCAAAGGGTGTGATTCTGCTTGAAACTCGTCGGTGATATAGTGACGCAGTAGTCAGGAGCGCAGGGGTCACCGCTTGGATTGGGTGCTACACAGGCATAGTAGGCGTAGTAGTCAGAAGAACCGTCAGGCTTCGTCACTGTCACCTCCACGAACCCGGCACACGGAATCGTCACCGTGTACATCGGCGGTGCGAAAGCCCCCGAATCGAAGACCGTACCATCCAACGAAGCCACTACTTGACTCCCTACCGGATAGCCCACGAAATCGCGGTCACGAGCAACCACTTCATCGGCACACGGAAAATCCGCGCATTGACCAAATGCAACTAAGTTGCACAAAACTAATAATAATAATGATAATAATTTCATAATGAAACTGTAATGTACTGACGACTTTAGTCGTCAATTAAAAAAATTATTGAATCAGCATAAACGACATCAGCGATGTCACTTGCTGCGGATTCGCAATTGTGCCTTTCGTTCCTTTGCATTGAATACGGATGTCATCGACCCCATTAGGGACGAATGTAGATTGATAGCCGGAAGTCGTCAGCGTATCGGCTTGTCCTTCATGCCATACTTTCCACTTCACATCCCGCATAAAATACGTGAATGCCAATGGACTGGTCACGAATAGCAATGAATCATTATTGACGATATAGGAATCGACATCATTATTCGTCTGAACCACATAGTGAACCCCTGCCACACGAGCTTGATTGTTCTCGATAATAACTTCCGCCTTAAAAGGCGTAATAGGCGATGTGCCGCCGCGTGGATTATTGAGTTCGGGGACATCATCGAAGTCAGTCGATAATCCCGGTGTCACCTCACATGAGGTGACGAAAATTGATAGCGCGAAAAGCGCGAAAAGAATAATATTTTTCATAATTTATAATTAAATGTAAGTCAGGCACAACGTCATTAGTGAGAGCATTTCCATTCAATACAACTGATTCTAATAACACTTAAATTCCATCTTGTCAAAATTTTCCGGTACATCTGCCGGATTAACTGACCAAGCAGCGCATCTATTCCAAAGTGTAGCAGTAATAGGATTACTGCTGGCATCGAGCGCGATTGTCGAGCCTACTTCTGCACCGCCAGAAAGGAACACAACTGTATGTTGAGCAGGTGCATTACATGCCTCTACAAGAAAAGTGCACGCCACAAGTCCAACCCACGTCACGCTACCATCTGCGTCAATTGACCAATTCGGGTCGCCATTGCCGTCATCACAACTCGGAAAACCAAAACTCTCACTAGCAACCTCACACGCATCCCCAAAAGAAGCCGTCACAGTACCACTTGAAGTAATGCCTTCCGGCACTTGATTACCGATAAGCGGCGTGCCATTGACATCGCCGGAGACGATTTCTAATTCAGGATTGTCCACGCACTGCACATATATAGGTGTGGTGCAATAGCTGTCCGACACTGTGGGGTTTTCCGCATCGGCTACGACATTGCCCTCGCCATCGACGAGGTGTATGGCGGTGCAGCAGGGTGAGCTGCAAGTGGGTATCGTGAACGTCACTTGCGCCTCATTGTCGCAGCTTGTCACAGCTGAATTAAGCGACACGGTGTATGTACCCGGTTCGACCTCTGCGAGAGGTATCGGATAGTCACCAATCGGCTCGCCTTCATAATATATCGTAGTTCCATCTACCACAGGCGCGTCACACCCTTCCGGCGCACTTGCTGAAAAATAGATGAACTCGTCACCACATGCTACGGTGTCGATTCGTGCGCCCTTGCTGTCGGCGAGAAAAAAGTCGCAGATGCAAGTAGGCGGTGGTGGACACAAATCAGCTTCACAAGACAAGTCCTCGCGTGGTATCGGAGTGACCAAACCGCCATCTTTGAGCACATGACCATCTATACCGGAGAGCGATAAAGTAACACAGTATTCGCCCGGCACTACCGGATTTTCTGCAATACAGCTTTCTGCGTTCCACACCCAATAAGGTCGTCCATCCGGGTAGCTCAATGTAATCGTCGTAGCTCCCTCACATGGAATCGTCACCGTCTGCGGATGCGTAAATGCGCCGGATGCTAAATTAGTCGTGCCTTGTATTGCTGTTATGGTTGTCCCGGCAGGAGCGGAGGCATGTTTGACCTCTACATCGCGCCCAACTACATTATCACAGTCGAATGAGTCGCATTGGGCTATGCCCAACACGCTCATCAATACCAACAGCGTGGTAAACAGCAGCTTTTTTACAAATATTTTCATAATCTTCATATCATTGCTACTCTGACGAATCAGAGTAGCAATTTCTGAATGGTTGTATTATTGACCTAAAAGTTTTTATTCGGTTGTGCCGTTGGCGTCGGCTGCTGCTTTTTTAGCGGCTTCATCTGCTGCTTTCTTGGCAGCGTCTTCGGCTGCTTTCTTGGCGGTAGCAGTTGTCTTTTTTGCAGGTGTAGCCTTCTTCTTAGGAGCAGCTTTTGTTGACTGCGAGTTTACGAAGTCAGTGACTATCTTCGTCAATGCGTCCACATCGGCACGAATTTGGGAAATTTGCGCTGCTGGATTAGTTGGGTCGAAAAGTTTAGCTTCACGTTTCGCAGGAGCAGGAGCTGCTTTTCCACCATCGTCCACACGCGGCGTCTCCATACCGATAGTCGCAAACTTACCTGTCGCTTCACCAACTTTCTTCCGTAGAATGACGCCGATATTTCGCATACATGACCAGTCGCAGCCGGGAAGTCCGACATAAGACCATGCTCTCATGGAAGTGTAGTCTTCTTGCATACATGCGTCCTCATCCGGTCCGAAGATTCGCGCATCACCCATCGCCGTAACGTATGCACCTTTCACATAGAATAATGCACCGATAGCACCGTCAGTACTGCCTTGTGGGTTCTTGGTGAGCGTATCTTCATTGTATCGGGCAAGGCGTCCATCACATCTGATGTTGAAGCCTTTGTATGAATAGGTCTGTGGAATGTTGCCCCACACACTATTCATCGACCCCATGAAGCCTTGTTGTGCCTTCAATATTTCGTCGTTGCACAGCAACCATATAAAATTCACCGGGTCGAGGATGATACACCACTCGGCGTCTTTGAGTCCGGGACAAACAGTATTGAGATACATTTTTAATTCCGCAAGCATCTCACCCGTAATCAAGCCATAGCCATCCGGTCCTGCTTCTTGGTCAGGTGGGCAGCAAATAGGCGTATCAGGATTCGTATTATCAGGAGGTGAAATATTCCAAATACCATCAGTCGCAATCTGATTGCGAAGGGCAAGCATGTCATTTTGAACTTGTTGAGATTGGAAAGGGATACGGAGACCATCCTGCAACCACCAACAATTCGCACGAGCTTCTGATGCGTATGCACACAAAGGTGCAGTTTGCATTGCCGTGTCAACGTATTTTTTAGGCAATGGAAAATTCTCCTTCCCTGTTACCTTAAAAAACTTGACAGGCTCTACGTCAAACATAAACTCCAAATACCTTGCACCTCCGGCACTTGCTTGTACCGTACCTGTCAGGTTAAATGAGTCGTTGAACAGCCAATCACTATTGTAAAGTTTCTCACTATACAAGTTCCAGAATCGGTTCACCAAACGGTGCGAATAACTACGTGGAGTAGTTTTAACCGGAGGTACTGGAGTCATGGGCTTCGATAGACTTCTTATCATCGTCATCTTCTTCCTTTTTTCGATTGAAAAATTGCTTGGTATAGTAAGTCGCTACTACACCACTCGCTGCTGCTGTTGACGCTGTGATTATCGTGCCTAAAAGGGATATTATCATTTGAGTGATTTCATGGGAAAATTGCATATTAACATCAACAAGCCATGACCCAAAGTAACCTCCCGGTAAGCCCAAAGCCAAGCCTTGCCAATTATCGCCTATGAAATCCCAAAATGACATTACTCTTCTTTTTTATAGTCCAAAAGTTCAGGGTGCAATTCTGCTGCTGCTTCCAACTCTGCATATCGCGCAGGGTTAGTCTGACGCAACTCGCCTAACTTGCCTGTATCCATGTTAAGGTAATACTCCTTTGCATCGGCTACCGTTTTCGTGTCAGGCTTACCTGCCTTAACTGCGGTTGCTCCTGCTGCCGCGAGTTGATTGGTCGGACGCTCATAGCCCTCAATTTTCTTCAACTCCGCATCGACCATATCCAACTTCTCAGAGCTTTCCTTTGCTATGCTCAGGTAGAAATCCTTACGGTCAGCAGTCAATGCGTTGCGGTCAATGTGACCTTGCACCATAGCTTCTGCATCCTTCCCAAGTTGTGCTGTTTCTTGCTCCTCGAATTTCAACTCCAACGCCTCACGCTTTTTGCGCTCATTATTGGCATCGGCTTTCAGCTTATCAATAGCCGTCTGAACTTGTAACTCAGTTGCATCAGCACCTAAATTCAATGAGTCCAAAATTGACTTGTCAATTGTCATTTTCAATTCTTTTTTGTTTTCGCCAATAAGCGGCAATACATGCGACAGATTTTCATCACCGTGCGAAAGGTTCAGATAGCTACCTTCGTGATGCAGCCGGACAGCATCAGCATTACCGGGTATCACCACAATAGCAATTTCCAACAACTCGCTTTCCGTCACTGTCTCATAACGCTGACCGGGAAGTACAACAGATTCATCTTCTGAACGTGTAATTACTTGTATCCCAATCGAACAAGCATTAATGAAACCATCCTCAACCGCTTCTGAAAGTTTCACACCCAAGTCTGTTTTCATATTGAAAACCACCGTACCAACCAACTCATTATTTTCATTGATTCGCAAATTCTCCCATCGTCCGGGAGGAATTTGTTCGCGGCTACCGATGTCACCCCAACTTGATGGGAGGTTATGGTTATAGGTCATAACCGGATTTGCTCTGAACTTTTCTAAGCGTATTCCGGAGGTCAGCACCCGATAACCATTTCGGTTCAACTTGTCATTACTAATTACAAAATCTGGCATTGTTTGTATAATTTCAAAACAAAGGTGCAGCAAATTTCCCATACATTTTTATATGCTTTTCGTAAAGGAAATCACCACTTCTTTTATGGAAGTGGTGATTTCCTTTTTTGCAACTTTGTTGCATCTACATACTATTAATGTGCATCTTTGTATCGTGGCAAGGAAAACGAAAGCGGAAAGCGCGAAGGCAAAAGCCCGCGCAATGGAGTTGTATCTCGACACTAATATGACAAGGCAAGAAATCGCCGACATCGTACAGGTGAACACCAAAACTATATCCCGATGGGTAGCTGAAGACGAGTGGGATAACATGAAAACAGCCCGTACCATCACACAACCACAAATCATACAGGCATGGTACATGCAGCTCAAGCAACTCAATGACGCCATAATGAAACGCCCGGACGGGCAACGCTTCCCAACGGCAGGAGAAGCCGACGCGATGACGAAAATTTCCAACAACATCAGCAAAATCGAAAAGACGCTTAACATTGGAATGTACGACACTGCACTACGCGAGTTCGCCGACTACTTAGAACGGGCAGACATGGAAGCTGCAAAGAAATTCATGCCCTTCTTATTAGATTTCATCAAACTGAAAATCGCTCAACTCAATGGCAATTAAACGCATCATAACATCGTGGGAAGACCGCGTAAAGCGTGTTGCGGAGAGTTCAAGCGTTGACATCCACGAGCAACCAGGCGCGAAACGACAGCGCATTGAACGCCTGTTGAATGACTACGCTGCCTTTTGTGCGTATTACTTTCCGCATTACTGCACTGCGGAAATGGCAGATTTCCACAAAAAGGTATTTCGACATGCAGAAAGACGCCCCAACCTAACTTACTTATTACAATGGTTTAGAGGTGCGGCAAAGTCCACACATGCCAATGTGATGTTTCCTTTGTATCTAAAATTCAAAGGCGAACTCGACGGCATGATTTGCATTGCCGCAAATGAAGAACTTGCAACAGCTCTGCTTGCTGACCTTCAAGCAGAATTAGAATACAACCCAAGAATCCTCAATGACTTCGGAGAACAAAAAGCTCTCGGAAATTGGGAAGAAGGATTTTTTGCTACGAAAGACGGCATCGCCTTTCGTAGCTATGGAAAAAAACAAAGTCCTCGTGGTGTCCGCTATCGCAACCGCCGACCTAACTATGCGACGGTAGATGATTATAACACAGACATCTCCCTGAAGAATGATGCTATCAGTGAAGCCGACTTTTACCACATTACAGAAGCAGTCCTTCCGGCAATCATGGACTCCGGAAAATGGTGGCTCATTATTCCGCAAAACAAATTCCACAAAAACTGTGTGACCACCAAATTTGAAGAAAGCGACATTGATTGCTATGTGTCAACTGTCAACCTCATCGACGAAAACAGTGAGTCAACTTGGCATCAAAAAACCACAACCGAACAAGCGCAGGAAATGATAGATTCTGTAGGCTTCTTTTCTGCCGAGCGCGAATACAAAAACAACCCGGTACAAGAAGGCAAAATATTCAAAGAAGAATGGTTGTACAAAGTCAAGCGACTGCCATTCAATCACTACGACCATGTTGTAGCTTATTACGACCCCTCTTATACCAACTCAATGAAGTCAGACTATAAAGCTGTGGTCTTGATAGGAAAAAAAGGCAGCAACTATCACATACTCAAATGCTTTGTAGAGCGCGTGAGCATTCCAAAGATGTGGGCATGGGGATATGCCTTAGATGAATTTGTGGGCGACAACTCGCTGATTCGTCATTATATGGAAGCCAATTTCATTCAAGGTATGCACTTTGAAAAGCTGGACGAGTACGAAAAACAACATGGGCGACGTCTGCGTGTCACAGGAGACACACGCAAAAAACCAGATAAATATCAGCGCATCGAAAGTATGCAGCCGCTTTTCGAGTTTGGTAAAGTCAAAATATCTCAAACCGAATATGATAACCCACACATGAAACGATTACGTGACCAACTACTCGCCTTTGAAAAAGGAACGCGAGTCAACGACGATGCACCGGATGCTTTGGAAGGCGCAATTTGCATCGTTGATACATTGACCAAACAAAACAAACCAATACACTTCATCCCCAACCAACGCCGATATAGTGGCAACAGACGAAGAAGATAATGCTTAGACATATTGCACCATCTGAATACGAAACCGTTATCGACCAACATGTAACAGACATGATTATATGCTACGATGATAAGGTCGTACACAATGCCGAGCGTTGGGCAGTGGCGAAGCTGAAAAGTTACCTCAACAAATGCTTCGACACCACTTTTCTCAAGCAACGAGTATTCGATTGGTCATTCAAAATGGAATACAAAAAAGGCGATTGGGTCATTGACCAAAAAACCTGTACCTATTATATATGTATCAAAGATGCTCCGGCAGCTACACCGTTGCATGATGAAGCCTATTTTTACTGTGATGACGAAACAAACTGCGGCACATGTTACGATTACTGCACTGAGGTAAAACAAGGCGAAGTCTATTACAGCCAACACGGAGGTGTATTCATCGCCATTGCCGACGCTCCGGCAGGAACAAAGCTGACTGACCTTCGATACTTCGCACAGCGCAGAGACGAAACGATTATCGGCTTGATAATGGACATGGCAATATATAGGTATCACAACCGGACAGAATCCAACGCCATACCACAGCATCGACAACTCGCCTACGAAATGGCACAAGAAGACCTCAACCGAATTTCAAGAGGACATGTATGCCCGGATGGACTACTTCAAAAAGATAAGGACGGCGACGGCATACCCGACAACAACAAAGGCACAACAATCATTAGCGAACCACCCAAAAGAATGAAATGGTCAAGAGGCAGCTATCGGCAAGACGCTTGCTACCAAGACCAATCTCGACCTTGCAAAAAAAACTGCAACTGTCCAAACTGTAAAAAGAAGAAAATGCGATAATCTTTCATTGCAACATTATTGCACTTTTAAAAATACAGAAAATAGGCGGACACACCCCTTCAATCGCCTTCAATTTGGCTTTTCAAGCAACACTCGACCCAATGCCCCGAACCGCACAAAAAACGCTTAAAACGTAAATTTTAAAATGACATCAAAAGTCAATCAAAGCATAGGATATAGACAATACGAGCAACATGTCGTGAACAAACGAATCACGGTCATGCAGATAGCACGTCGAACTGACGATATAATAGGATTGCAACATGCCATTGAAGATGCTGAAGCCGTCATCGAACCTGACCGCACTCGACTCTACGAAATATACAAACGCATGGAACTTGACAACCATCTTTGCGCCGTAATGAGAAGGATTGTATGCATGTGTACCAACACAAAAATCAAATGGTTTGTGGACGGTGAAGCTGATAGCGACAACCCCATCAATCAACTCCTCGAAAAACCATACATGCAAGAAGTCATCAAATACATACTGGAAAGCGAGTGGTATGGTCACTCACTTATTCAGATGAATTTCTTGGAAAAAAACTTCAATGAAGAAAACACGCCGGGCATAGAGCTAATTCCACGTCACCATGTAAGACCGGAATATCAGGAGATAAAAGTCGATTGGTCACAACAACAAGTCATCAATTATTGTGAAGCTCCATACAATGCCTTTCTTATGGAAGTAGGTGGCAGACGCGATATTGGATTACTCGCAAAAGCAGCCACCGAAATACTACCAAAATTATGCACCAAAGAAGATTGGGATTGTGCGAGTGCCGAATACTCACGCCCAAAAGAGAAATTTGAGTACGACCCCAATGACCCAAAAGGCGAAGCCCAAGCTATCAAAGCCGCTAAGAATCAAGGAGGCAATGCCAAAATAATCATGGCTGCCGGAACTGGATACGAACTCATTGACACCAAGCAAGGCGCATGGTCACAAGCCTATGAAAAAAAGACCAACCACCACGACCAAAAAATCAGTATGCTTTTCTTACTTCAGACGATGACCACTTTCGATGGAAGTTCCCGGTCACAAGGAGAGGTACACGAAAGGGCAGAGAAATCAGCAATTCAAGCGTACAAAATATTAGTCACAAACACCTTCAACACTAAACTAAAATCACTACTTCAGAAACACGGCTACAATATAGATGGTGAATTTCGATATGATGAAACCGAAAAGCTAACCAAGAAAGAACAAGCCGAGCTATTAAAATGCTTGAAAGAACTTGGCTACACACCTTCAAAAGAAACACTGGAGGAAATGTTTGGAATGGAACTCGAAGAAGTCTCACAGTCAAACGACACCGAACCTAATGACGACCCAGACGACCCGGACGAGCCAAACGAACCGGAAGACGAACCCGATGAGCCAGAGGAAGAAGTCGAAGAACAATCTTACATCCCGAAAAAAAAAAGCGAAATTAAGCTAATTGGAAACACCATCAATTACGATTCAATGTGCAATCATAGTCACATTGAAACGCTCGACTTCTCCACTGAAGGCATCGACCCCATAGAAGAACAACTACTCCGGGAAGCATGGGAAGGACAATCCAAAGGACTCAACTGGCGACACTTCGTTTTTCAATTGAGCAACCTGCGTGATGCGCTCTTTTCCGGTTGGGGAGAAATTGAAGAAGACTGGAATGCTCCTGACCATCAGGCGCAATGGAATCTCGAAAATAACCTATTTCGATTCAGCGCAGCCAAGTCAGCAGCAACCATCATCGACCTAAACAAGCTCGTCAATGATGCAAGGGATTTCAGCGACTTCAAACTGAAGGCAGAGCCATTATTAAAAGATTACAACCTCAACTATCTCCGCACCGAGTACAATTTTACTCAAGCAGTCAGTCAAAACGCCCGTGCTTGGCAACAGGCGCAAGCCGATAAGGAAGTATTCCCATACCTCACCTACCAAACCATAGGTGATGAACGAGTAAGACCCGGACACGAAGCCCTTGACGGCTTCACTGCTGCGGTGGACGACAATATATGGTCACAGTTCTACCCTCCGAATGGATGGGGCTGTCGATGCGAAGTAATCCAAACAGATGAAGAACCCGAAGAAACAAAGACATTGGATGATGCAGTCGCCGCCTTCGGTGGTGACGAATACGCTGCCATGAAGAAGGCAGGTATGGACATCAACAGAGGAGATAGTGGTGTCGTGTTTCAACAAAATCAAATGTACCTCCGGCAATATGATGTTGACAGCTTGAGCTTCGAGGAATTTGAGAGGCCGAAACACGCCGATATAGATACGAGCGATTTCACGGGTAGCATGACTGCCCGTGAAGCTCGTAAATGGTTCGCCGATAAAAAGGGGGACAACGACATGGATATTAAGTCAGCCATACGACTGATTGATTATTCTGAAAAGCCCATCACGCTATCGAACTCAACTGTAAACAAACTCATTAAGCGTAATCGCAACTTAGTTGCATCTATCGAAAATACTATCACCAATCCCGACGAGGTGTATTATATGGAAGATGGTAATCGCCATTATTACACCTTTCACAAGTCAGTCGCCCACAAAATAGTGGTCGAAAAAAAGGACGGGAAACAACCAAGAATAAAGTCTATTACGGAAGTAAAAGACGTGGACGCTGAACGCAAAGGGATTTTGATTAACTATGCCAACGACGATAGATAGAACCTTAACAATTTTAGGAGTCAAAGACTTCTTGGGCGATGCGTTACGGAACGCATCGAAGGGGCTTGATGTCGTCGATAAAAAAACGGACGGCTTCAACTCCAAATTAGACCGTATAATAGGGAAGTCGCCAGTGCTGACAAAAGCATTGAACTTACTCCCTGACCCCTTCGACTTAGCCGCAGCAGGAGGTACTGCGCTTGTAGGCATATTGGGTGCAGCGACAAGAGAAGCTGCATTATTCAATAAGGAATTTCGCAGCAACATCAACCTCAACCAAGACAAATCCGGCGCACAACTTGAAGATTACAGGAAACTACTAAAGGCAACCGCCTTCGATGCAGGGAAATCCCTCAAGGAAATAAATCAAGGATTCTTCGATGTTCAGTCAGGAACAGGGAAGTTCGGAGAAGAAGTGGCGAAAATAAATGCCCGGATAGCAACCTTCTCAACTGCCACGCAATCAAAATTTAACCAACAAATAGAAGCATCTGTAAAAGGAATGAAAGCGTTTGGCTTTGGAGCTGATGAGCTTGATTCGTTTTTACAATCAAATGCCAAAACTGTTCAGACCGGAATTATCACTTACGAACAACTGGCAGCAGTACAATCAAATGTATTTGGCTCGGCTGCATCTGCCGGACAAAACTTCGACTCTGCCAACAAACTGATTTCGATTTTTACAGCCAAAACAAAATCAGCAGACGAAGCCGCTACATTGGCAAAGTCAGCATTTACCGACTTACTCAAGCCATCGACACTCAAGACATTTGAGAAGTTGGGTGTCCGGGCTTTTGACAAGACAACCGGAAAGATAAAACAGGTCGATAAGATAATGGAGCAATTGGTCGGACGATTCAAGGCACTCGGAAAGTCAGACCGCGACATCAATAATCTTGTCAACCAATTCTCCGGAGGCGAAGGACTCCGGGCATTGATTGGCGAAGCCGCTATCAATGGAGATAAGTTGTTGGAAACCTTCAGGCAATTTGATGAGACAGATTTCAACATTGACAAGGCATTTTCCGGAGCAAAAAAAGATGTATTTGTCATGACAGAAATGTTGAGAAATAAAACATCTGTGATACTGTCCGACATCGGGGAGCGAGTGCTACCGATTGCGTTAGATTTCCTCAATAAAATTGACGGCAAAATGCCACAAATAGCAGCAGGAGCAGAGCGTTTTTTCAGTGCGGTTTTCAAAACTGCCGAGCAGCTATTCAAAATAAATGAACGCATCGCCAATGCGTCCGGCTTGCTAAATGGACGTAATACGAGCCGCAACATTGACTTCCTCGAAGAACTTGGCGTATTCCGCACAGGGCTTGCCGGAAAGATTGGAATCAATGACTTCGGGCTATCTGCCCGGCAACAAGTGAACATACAGCGCGATGTCACCCAAGCCCGTGAACTATTCAATCAAGGCAAGCTCGTAGAAGCTACTGACGAACTCACGCGAGTGCTGAAGGCAAACGGTGTCGATAATGAAAAACTATTGAGCGCGATCCGGCAAGGCAATCTAGATGCGAGACTCAATAAACTCAATAGCACCATTGAAAAACTCGATAAGAACGTCACAAAACCACCAAAACCCACAACGCCACCGGTCACACCAAATTCACCGGTGACGACACCCACGACAATCGGCACATCGACACCCACAACAGCGCGTGTCGATGCAGACTTTTTTGGAAGCGGTAGAGGTGACAGGGTACGCAACGTCACCCTAAACATCAACAACCTAGTAGGCCAGATAAAAGTCAACATGGATACAGATGGATTGACACCCGAACAATTTAACTCACAAATGGGTGAGTGGCTCACTGGCGTAAGCCGCAACGTTGAGCTAACATTAGCAGCAGAGTAATGGCAACCACACATAGTTTCAAAAATGTCGTAAAGCGTTATGAAAAATTCAGGCGCGAGCTGCCCAAAGTAATCGGCAACACAGCCGTCAACTTTGCGAAAGATAACTTTCGCAAACAGGGCTTTCAGGACGGCGGTGTGGAGCGATGGAAGAAACGTCAGCAGCGTGATACCGGACGAGCTATACTCGTCAAGACAGGCGCACTAAAGCGCAGTATTCGTGTAACACGCACCACTCGAAACCGCGTATGGATAGGAAGTGACCGCCCATATGCAAAAATACATAATGAAGGTGGACGTATCACAAGCACAGCACGAGTGCGACAACAAACAAGACGCACACGAGCCGGGCGCACATCGGTAGGAGCGCACACACGTCAGATGAACACCAACATACCTCAGCGTCAATATATCGGCGCATCAAAAGAACTTAATAGGCGCATACGGAGAACCATCCGCAACCGTCTCAGAACTGTACTACGATGAATCAAAGAGGAGAAATCATACAAGGCATTTGTGAACGGTTGGACGGCTGCGTAAAAACTACCGGGCGATACAACTCACAAGAGGAAGATTTTAGAGGTGAAACCAATCGCACCAATGCCGTTGCTTTCCCTGCCGCATTTATACAGCTTGTCGGAAATTCAGATGAAGGCTACAAAAATATGGTAAGGGAATACGAAGGACTGTACACCATTATCATTCACCTCTTTGCCACTAACTACAAAGCCAATACAGACAAAAGCGAACACGCCTTCAGTGACCTTGAATTGATAGATGTCATCGCAGAAAAACTATGTGACTTCAAACCACCACACACATCCGAGTTTGTATTCAAACGTGAAGACCTCGACGAACAAATGACCAATATCATACACCACAAGATAGAATACGAAGCCAATGTATGCTTCACCAAAAGAACACCACAAAAACCCACTCAAGTAAAAGAAATGCCCCTCGAAGTTAAAATTACTGAACCATGCCCTGCTCCGGAGCAACCGAAGCCGGGCATCATTAAAATAAGAAGAGAATGAATTTATTCCAAGCCATATTCTACGACAAATTATGCGATAAAGAGTTTCTAAGATTCTGCAAAATCGGAGATGAAACACAAAAGAAACTACTCGAAATCATTGACGGTATGAACCCGGACAATGACATCATAGTGAACGCCAAGCCCACCACACCGCTACCAGAGCCACTACCCGGCGCAGTGGAGGTAGATGTGCCGCTTACACTCACAGACCTACCACCCGGCTACTCCATCACCGGAGCATGTGACCCGGCAGTGGAATTGAAGTGGAGCGAACCCGTAGATGATGATAAGAAAACGCGCCACACGAATGAGGCGCAGGAAAGTTATTGGTATGTGTGCTTGCCGATAGGTGAAGTGAGTGAGGGGCTTTGCTTTAAGTTGGCAGCGTCTTTGAACTGCTAAAATAAAAAAGGGGCTTTACGCCCCTTTACTTTCTCTAATCGCCTGTAATTTATCTCCAATTGCTTCCATTTCTTTATCAATTGATTTAAACTCCCTTATTAATTCAAAATGCCTTTTAGTGCATTCTAACATCCTATCATTTAATTCTTGAGCATATTCTTTCTTGCTCGCATCATTCATTTTACTTATATCTAAATCTAAGACCATAATTCAAAAATATATCGGGGGTGCAATGCCCCCGTTGTGATTAAGTTGTGATTTCAAATTCGTTGAACATTACTGCTTTTTGGAATCTCGCGCCTACTTTCAAACCATCCATAACTTCCTTTGTCATTTCCTTTTCGGATAGCCCTTGAATCATATTTGAAAGCATTTGGATGAGCGCGATACGGTCAGCGTTTGGCGTATTGGTATCTATCTCAATGACCAAATGAAAAAATAAGAGAGTCCCGCGCAACACCTGACAAAGGTTTCCCTAAGACTGGAACGGTCCTCTCTGTTTCGTAATTTTCCAATAAAAATAAAATGAAAAGGAAATACCTAATCAAGTGTTGCACTAAAAAAGTATGTTAAAACTTTTAGAAATGCAAATTGATTTTTTTCTATTCCACAAATCCCCACAGATAGCTTATTGAAATACCTGCCAAAAGCATGACTGCCCAATTGTCTGAAAGAAGGACAGTAGGAACAGAAATAACCGTAAAGATAATAGCTTTTTTTTCTGAACTTGATAGCTTCATAGCTCTCATTTTTTGCGTCGCCGTCGATGCTGACCGCGCCTGATGTAGTTATTGAATTTCATACCCAATGGTATGATTATTATTAATCCGATAATTGCGAGTATTGTATTCATGGGGTGCAAGATAGGGAGTTACTTTCAATCTAATACGTAATCCATTATCTGTCCAATGCTTTTTTTCCCTTCCATCATTTCGGCACTTGTTCCTGTTACAATTACAGTCATGTGTGGATGATGATTTTCGCATAGGTATTTTAACACAGGTCGAACAACTTCCTCAAATTTTTCAGTGTCCGTTTTGAACGGAGCTTCATCTGCCGTATTTATCTCATCCGCTATTAACAACTTGCCCCCCATTTCCGCAGACTCGACGACGCTAAATCCTTTTTTTGAGGTGTCTAATTGCTTGGCGATTTCCGATGCTTTAATCACATCTTCACAATACACTTCGTATTGCTCTGAAAAGACAGTGTCGCCGATAATTTTTATTATGTATTTTTTTTCCATTTTCAAAATTTAAAAAAGCGAGTAGTCTATAAAACCATACATACTACTCGCTTCCATTTCAAATAAATTGATTAATAAATGTGATTTATATTTTTGCCTTAAAAGAAGGCTTTCGGGTCATGCTGCTGCTGTTGTTGTTGTTATTATTATTATTGTGAAAAAAAAAGCAAGGGGAGCAGTTTAAGGACTCCCCTGCTTATGTTAGTCGTCGGCTCTTTTGCCGACTATGTTCATTGCTACATTAATAAGGTACTCCGAACATGATTCCATATCATCGCCCAAAATTGTTCGGTTGCAAGTCTTGATTCTTCGTGGTCACGTATGAAATGGTGACGGAGAGAGAAACGTCCAGTGCCGACTTCTTCGCACCACTGTTTGAAATCTTCGGATACTTTGATTTCTCGTCCGAGTACTTTACTTGCGATTTCTTCCCAAAACTTCTTCATCGCAAAGCCTACTGCCGAGTGACCACTTCCGCAAGTTGGGTGTCCTGTACTTGGCTGAAGGTTTGGGAATTTGATGTCTAAAATCCCGGCTACCGTTACAGGACGAGCGAGGTTAATTGCGTCTTTTCCCACAAAGGTGACGTTGAGCATTGTCGGCACAAATAATGTATATGCCGGGTAGAGAAGTTTGCGCTCACTGAAATTAAGTTTATTTTCATGCGCCATGATTTCCCATCCCTCAAGCATCGTTCTTTCCCATGTGTCTTGTGATACATATGCAGCGACTTCTTCTTTACCCATTTTGTCGTCGAGCTTCACCATTTTAGTGGTATCACATTTTCCAACTTCTTGCGCTCGTTTACTCTTGCAGTAATTGTAACTGATGTGCAGCACGTTGCCTCTGCCACCCATGTGTTGCCAATCCTGTGAGACTTCGCCAACTTCAAGTTCATAGTCGATGACTTCTTGGACTTCTTTTTTGGCATCAAATTCCTTGACTACTGTCTCACGTCTGCCCTCAAAATAGAGGTCAATGGCTTCCATGTCTTCGGGCATGAGACAGTCTTGCAGGTCTTCTCTTGCTGTTTCCCAAATATGTGGTGGATGTTCGTGGTCGGAATAATTGTATTGAAATTTTTTATTCATTTTCCTGTAATTTTTCTGCCCAATATTGGACGATTAATAAATTTATAGCCTTAATAGGCGTTTTTTCTAAATGTTCATCATGAGTTTCGTAAGCGGTGTCGCCGATGCGGAGTCCTACCTTATATCGGTAGGCTATTTTACTTACGTTAAATCGTATTCTGTACACATGTACTTCGATTGATTCATGTCCTAATTCTGCCTTTCGGATGTAATTAGTGATTCTCGCTATTTCAATACGAGATATTACGTACTGATAGCTTGTGACCTTGATGGTAGTTTTTGTATGCGTCGATTTTTTCATCTGTTGTAAGTGCTTGGCAGTATTGACATTGCGATTTGTCCTTTGCCAATTGTTTGAAGACTTCAGCAAAGTCCAATTCCGCGCCACAGAAGTGGCAGAAGTCACGCAGGTTCAAGTGTTGTGGCAGTTCTGGTTTTTTGGGTGCTTCGATTCTTCTTTGATTCATTTTCAATATAGTTTTTAAGGCAGTCTGAAAAGGCTTTATACCAATTGCTGCCACGTCCATAGGTCATTGTACTATTATCTGCATCAGCGATTATGTGACAGGTCACATAGTCAATTTTCCATTTGCCCGGACGCCCGTGTAGCTTGGGCGCAAATTTGACTTCAAAACCTATCTCGTCATTGACTTCAAGTAATCGGTTTCTGATGTCGGCTTTGCGTTCAGTAGAAAGGCTGATGTACTGACCGCCGAACATGGTGGTGATATGTATATGGTCTGGTATCATGGCTTACCGATTGAGCGCATGAAGAGAAACATAAGAAGAAGAAGAAGAAGAAGCGACGTCCAAACGAAAGGGTTGTCCCACATGGTCATCTCCGGGTTTTCTTCCATGCCTATCACTTGCACTACAAATGCCAATACACATGAGCCTAATAGTAGCTTGAGTAATGCGCTGTTAAATTGTTTCATGCTGCTGCTTTTTTACAGGCTTCCCAAGCGTCCAAACACCTGTGGTGTTCGTCGATAGGACGAGCCGTTTGTATAAGTAATTCTTTCAAATCTTTCGGAGAGATGCCGGGCGCGACAACCTCTTGTATGTAGTGGGCGACACCTGCGACCAATGGTGCGCCGAATGACGTGCCATCCACGTCATGGGTGTAGTCAGTTGTGTTCTTGCCTCTTGAACCTCTCCAGTCTGCCATTGGAAGCCCTGTCTGCGACGGAGCTACCAATACAATATGTTCACCTCTATTCATGTATGAGGGGATTTTATCATTGATGTTGCACACACCAACCGGGAGTATATCCGCGTGTGTCGTATAGTCATTGGTAATTATCTTACTATCGTTTCCGGCAGCAAGTATGATTAGGCATTTTTTCGCGGTCTTCGTAATTTCTTCATTGCCGACTATTGACATACCATTGTTTGGTTTTCCAAGTTCAACAGAGAAATTCGCAACAGTGGATTCCGACATTCTTATTTCTCGGAATACTTCTTGGAATCCGGTATCGGAAAATCCAAGCACCTCTATAAAGCAAAATTCGCATAATGGACTCACACCGATTATCCCATTACCATCAATACCTGCACCGATTATCCCGGCTACATGAGTGCCGTGTGTGCTTGGGTACTGGTTATCAAATTCAAAGTCATAGTGTACGCCACGAAAATCTTTACGCCATACAACTCTATCTGCAAACTCCGGATGTCGAACATCTATACCTCTGTCAACCACTGCGATAGGCTCACTTACTTCCTTTTCCAATATCCCATACCCATATCGTTTCCAAACTTTCTCCATACCTATGTGCCTTAATGACCATTGAAGTAGGTATTTTTCCTCCTTCCAGTGCTTGCCGGAGAAGCGGTTGAGGGTATATAGTAAGTTAGCGAGTAATGTATTCATGCGTTCAATTTTTCGTACTCGTCGAGTACAGCGTGAATGAATAGTGCCCATGCTTCGGGCTCAACGAACATAAGCGGACACTTCTTTCTTGTGAGGTCGAAATGTCGAAAAATGTCACCTATTGAGAGTCCGAAATCACAGAGCAATTGAGCCGTGAGTTTTGCGCTAGTGAAAAATGTTTTTCCGAAATCACTATCAACATTCACACAGATTGCAATACTGATGCTGTGATAATTGGGATTAGGTGCAAGTTCTGAAAATCGCTGCCACTCGATGCCCTCTCGCACTCGCCCCCAAAACTTGCCACTATGATGGGAGATTTCATCAAGAGGAATAATCTCCAAAACAAATTCATTCTCTACCAAGTAATGATAACTTTCAGAGATACCCGGCTTGTTGAAGTAAGAACGATGCGCTACTGCTCCTGCACCCTTGTCGCGGTTGCCCGTCCAATGAACGACTATCCGCTTGGCTGCTTTCAGCTTTTTGCCGGAACGAGCTGCGCTGTTGGTGATATGTGATTGGGTGATTTTCATTATGCTATTCTAATAGATGCTGAAAACTCAATATTAATATTAGTACCTGCCCAACTGAAAGTTGGGTCAACCGGACGCAGTATCAAGCGATTCGCACCTGCATTGAGCGCAAGCTCAAGCAATACGCCTTCCGGCTGTTGTGCAGCTCTATTGACAATGACACGATTGAATCCGCATAGTGCGGTTACATTCGGAGGTAAGTAGATGAATGCCGGATTGTCGTCTGCTTTCAGCAAGAGAACTTGGTAAGTTGAAATCTTTCCGCAGATGTGCATGAGATTACATCGACGGTCTATCATGTATGAAAAACTGAGTTCGGGCTGTGCGGCATTTGGGTTCTGTACATCTTGTGGCACAAGGCACTCTAAGTCCGGTGTGTAATCCAACCATTCGCAGTCTTGAAGATTGGGATAGCATACATCATCAAGTTTTATGTATCCTGGCGTTCCTTCACTTATAGATGAGTCACTGACTAACTTCGCTTGACGGATGCAGTATACTTGATAATCTGCGCCTGATGCGTACACCGTTCGTTCACCGCATGGGGTGTCGTTCAAGCATACATACACCGTTTCTCCGGGTTGTGGAGACACAGAAGTGTTCTCGAATACGTATATTTTACAATCGTATATAGCGCATGTTCCTTCCGGCAGTGAATAAGTGTTTGTGAATGTATCAATTTCAATTTCGCTTGAGAGTAGTACGCTCTCTCCGTTCCGGCAGAACTTCTTTTGTTCCCATCCAAGTAGTTGCTGCATCTGATTGAGCAGTGCAAGGAAATCATCCAACTTAATCGGATGACCGCTTATGTTGGGGTTTTGATTCAAGCTACCATCTTCCTTATTGGAAATTGGTATCAACTTCATTATGAATTTTTTCAGTCTGCTCATTAGAATAATGTTTGTTGCTTATGGGGAGTGTTTAGTTTTATTTCTTTTTTAGCTTTTTGTGTGTGTTTTTTGTGAGCCGAGTCTATGAAGTTTTTATAGAGTTGTAAGTTTTTCACGACTATATTATTGGGTTCTTTTTCGGAGAAATACTTATACAATCTATCCTCTTCAACATTAAGTAAGTCAGCTATGACCGGATATACGAATGACTTGTGGTAGCCCACTTTGTAGGCGTATTGTCGAAAGACATACGCCTTCTTCACCTTTATTTGTGTTGATTTAGTCACTTTAGTTTTTGGTCTATCTTACCATATAATTGATTCAGAAAATTAGCCTCGTATATTTCGATGGTGAAGTCAATCCGGGAAAAAACCGCATGTAATATAGCAAGTTGTTTTGGATGCAATGTGAGTTTTCTTTTTTCTTTTGTCCAGAAACCATGAACCATTTTATATAATTTGAAATCCAATGTTATCAGAGCGTCTATCATTATAAATACACTTCCACCATTATTATTTTCCTTGACATCTAACATGAGAAGATGCACACACTCATATATAGCGAAGCACTGGTTTCTATCGACTTCAATGGTCATGCTTACATCTATCTTCATCATGCCTTGCTGTATTTTTTCGCTTTAATCCTTTCTATCTGCGTGACTACTTCTACGAGTTCCTTATACCTAAGCGAGTTCAATTTCTTCTTATGCTTTCCATAGACCAATAACCACTCTTCCATCGTTGCCACTGTATAGCCCAACTCCTTCATCATCGCAATTACCTTGCGCCTCATCGCTTGCTTATCTTCATTCAGCTTGCTGATGAGTGCAACCGCTTCATCTGTAAGCATTGCACTTACCGACGTAGTGCGACCATCGGTGTATTGGTCAACCAATGATGCCTTTTCGGGTGTCAATCCCTGCTCTGCCAGCGATGCGTATATCGCACTGATGTATTTGTTGTCTAATTTCATTTTCTAAATAAGCTGCCGGGCTTCATCAATCCCGACAGCTTTCACACTATGAGAACACCATTTTGATTCTGAACTAATTGCTGCCGGACATCCAGTGATGCCCGACAGCCTACTTAAGCACTCATGAAGCATCTTTTGCGAATAAGCTACCGAGCGCATCGCTGCGCCCGGCAGAACATATAACCCGCATTTTTTTTGTCTTTTTTTTCGGGGTCAATAAACTCCCTGCCCGAAGGCAGAGAGTCATCATCATTTCTAAGAATACCTAAATTCGTAGCATTCGTAGCAGGGACAGGACTCGAACCTGCGACCTTTGGGTTATGAGCCCAACGAGCTACCAAACTGCTCTACCCTGCGATATGCCGGGCTGCTCATGCCCGGCTTACTAACCAATACAAAAGGACGCTATGCTGATTCCTTGATTTTGAGGACAGGTATAGTCTTATCTTCTGTCGTTTGAATCTTCACAGACGCTTCTTCCATCATGCGGCGCAGTTCTTCGTTCTTCTCGTAATCACTGGCGATGCGCTTGGTGTTTGGTTTGACTTCAAGGTATTTTTTGAAATAAGGGAATTTTCCCGTCATGTAACTGACCAATTCGTCTTTTTGTGCTTTGTCAGTCAGTGAGTCGTCAGTGGCTTTGAGCGTTGTACGTCCTTTCGTCACTTTGTCCTCAATGGTGACATTTTCGTGGAAAGCACAATCACCGGATGTTTTGTGATACTCAAGCAACTCCGCTTCGAGTTGATTATACTCCTTGAGTGCATCGTCAATTTCGGCTTTCTTGCCGAGTAGTTGTATGGCTTTCGCCTTTGCTTGTTTCTGTGTCATACTGAAATATTGTTATACAATTTATTATACACTGTAATGTCTTTTTTGAGTCGGTCAATCTCCCCCCCCCTTTCTGCAAGGCTGTTTTCGTAACCTTTTATGCGCTTCGCTTTACTTTCCGGGTTGATTTCTGCTTTATGGGTATATGCTAAGTCTGCGTTGATGCGTTTTACTTCATCGTACAGGCTTTGGAGTTTCAGTTTGTCGCTGACGTTTTTGTGGTGTGCGTTGATTTGATTTATTGTTATCATGGTTGCGAGTTTTAGTTTAACATTGATGTGTACTTGGTTATTTCTTTAGGTTTCCGCTTTTCCAATACAGTTTTTTCTAATGAGATATAACTGTCATTTACTACACCATACCTAACTATATTATGCTCGAAAAAACCATAAAACATATCTCTGTTGTGGCGTTTGGTGTTTTGTTTCCTTCCTTGTTTTTGAAGATACTCGACGAATTTAGCCTCAAAAAAACTGAACTTTTTCAGCCACCACTTCCAGTATTTTTTATCGGTTTCATAACACCTTCCTTTTGCCATACCACCAGAAGTATTATTGATGTAGTCATTTCCATATTGGAACATCAGGCATTCGTAATAAGCATCAGGAATACCTGTAATTAGTTTTATATATGTTCTATGGTCTAATTGTATTTTCATGCTGCTGTATTTTTCTGTTGAACAATTTGCATCATCTGTACTTTATACTTCAACTCCCCAAAATTCGTAGATTCATCGAATGCTTTTTTAATGTATTTTTCGACATTTAAGCCGTTGGCTCGACATATTTTTTTGACATCTTCATACTGTGTTTTGAAGCCTTTTACGCTCTTGTAGGACATAATGCGACGTTTAAATTCACGAAAACCTATCACATTGCGCTTTGCTTTTCGGTTGATGTTTTCAAGAAGCACCGGAGTTCCGGCTATCAAGATTCCTGCTTTATTCTCCGTTAAGTCGAATATCATTTTAATAACTCTAAATATCGGGTCGCGCAGCTTATCCGCTTCATCGAAGAGTAGCACGAATTTATTTTGAGCTATCAACCAATCACAGATTTGTTTGCGCTGGCTGCGTAGATTACCGGAGAACTCTACACCGATAGCTTTCTGAATTTCCTGAATGAAATCTTTGCGAGTCATATCTTCCTCACATAATATATATGCTGATGTCGTCGGATTTGCTTTTTTGTACATCTTCAGCGTTTCGGTTTTCCCTGCTCCTGTGTATGCTGTTAGTGCTACGAATTTATTATAGTCACAAGCATCGTTACACAGATTGAATATGACTTTGAAATTTGCAGTCATTGGTTGTACTACCCACTTATTCTCAATTCGTAATCCTGACCCAAGTTTGCGCCAGTATTCGTCCGATATATGTTCCCATTTATCATTAAGAATATTAGAAATATAAGCATCACCTGCGCCTAATTGTACAGCGATTTTTGGCTGTGATAGCCCCTTGTTTTTTAATTCGAGTATGCCATTTTTGACACGGGTTTTGTAATCATTGGTAATCATAAATTGCGAGTTTTATGTTATAAAGTATTGTTATACATTTCTTCAATCGAAGGCTCATCTGATACATTTGCGAGTAATGCCTTCAACTCTGCCTCTGCCGAGTTGTAAGCGTCCTTGTGGACATTCTCATGGGTTGCTCTCAAATCATACGTCTCTACGTCCTGCCATGCTTGTTCAATGCCTTCATTGATATGTTTTTTCACAGCCTTTTGATGTGCTTGCAATCGCGCTCTTTTTACCCCGTCGCCCTCACTCATATCGTGGAGTGCCATTGGGATATATTCTTTTGAAGCTATCACCGTTTGACCTTGCCAGATGACGGGCTTGCCATCTTGATACAGGTGGACATACTCCAAATTATCAGGGTCATATTTTATCTCAAAAGACTCGCCCAAGTGATGTGTGTAGAATGAGCCGTCATCCGTAATGACTTGGTACTTATGCTTCACGCCTTCGACTTCCATGCAAATACCTTCTGTTTGGTATTTAATCGTCTTTTTCCTTCTGACCCAAAACATGTCTGCGAAGTCCAAAGGCTCAATTGCATAGCCCGTCGATAGTTCCTTACGGTACAAGTCTGTCGGCTTCTTGCGCCTTTCGCGCTTGCCGTCAGGGATAGGCTCTGAATGATTCCATAGTATCACCAGTTGGTGTATCTGCATTTCCAACTCCTCACGAGTTGGCAATTCACTGACATGCTTCTTAAAATTATCGGGATTAAAACGGCTATCGTCTTTACGAGCCGTTATATTTTGTCCACTCCAATTGTTGAAGTATCTGAAATGCTCCTGTTGAAAATGTCCGAAAAGCGGCTCTATGACTTTTGACTTAGGGGCTTTTGCCTTTGCCGGAAATGCAATAACTCCCCTATTCTCCATCGCTTTAAGCGTTTCCTTTACGGGGTCTGCTGCACTACCGTTATCGTATAATATTTGACGAGGCAATCGCTGTGTTTTTCTCACAGCATCCTTCAATGCCCTGATAACGGTTACATGGTTTTCACTATCCGAAAGGCAATAGCCCAATATTTTCCAACTATGCACATCTGTAATGCAAAATATTTGAATCGTCCTGAAATTATTTACCTTTCCTGTGACCGGATGCACACCGCGATAATATAAATCTACCGGAGTGCCATCCATGTTCCACATGGTATCAGGATGCCTTGCATTTTCGCGTGTAATCGTAGGAGCGAACTTCTTATATGAGTGAGAAGTCCCGTGGCGCATCGACTCCCATACAATTCTATTTTCCGGCAAATTGAGCCAATTCTCAATTGCCGTGCCGCTCAACTGTAACTTCGGATTCTTCTGATTATAAAAGAACGCTACACGACTCAAAGGCATCTTGCAAGGTTGCCCGGCGATAGCCAACAACTTTTTGCCGACTTCTTTGGTGATTTTTCGGGCGTTTTGGTTGCGAAGGTTCTTATGAATGAAGCAATCCATACCCTCGTCTTTATATCGCTTCAAGCGGTTGCAAAACTCCCTGAAATTTGATATTTTAAAAGCGTCAATCTCGTTGAGCATAATCGTCTGAACCGCTTCCAACAGTTCTTTTCTCGTCTTAATGGGCGCGTTCAACTTCCGTATCTGCGCCTTCGTAATCCAATGATTCAAGAAGTCGAACCAACTCACGACTTGTGTGAGTTGTATAGCTTTCTTTTTGGGATAGTGTTCTTGAAAAAACGACATCGCTGTGGGGTTCGTGCGGACGTAGTTTTTCAATATTGTTGTGCTTGAGTATTCGTAAGGGTTGCCTATGCTCTCATGTATTAGCTTCTTGTATTTTGTGCCAAGCGTCTCATACCTTATGAGCAAGCATCGTTTATCATCAGGGTGTCTTGTGGATTGCCATTGTCGGCTATTACGATGAACACCTAACTTTATGGTACTCGCCTTAACGCCTAAGTTTGAAAGAAATTCAAACGTCACATATAACACACCACTCACCTCAATCATCATGCTTCAGTATTTTTTTTGATTTTGCTATACATCCCCTGACGCTTTTTTTTAAGTCTTTCCTTATCGGCTTTCATAGTTGCCAACAACTCAATACCTTTCTCAATTACCTCATCAGCTTCTTTAGAATCAGGCGCATTAAGCATTACATGAGATACGTACTGCCTGTCCTTATTAACCATGTCAGCCAATTTGTTTGACCAACCCTTAAATTTTCCTAATGCTTCTCGTAAGGAAATGACAGATTCTTTTCTATCCAATATATCTGCTGTCATAATTTCTTTTATCTTTACTAATAATTGACTTGCGATTTACTTACAATTGCGAATTACGCCATAATAACTGACATTTGCAAGTTTTTGTGGCATTTTAAGGCGTTAAAATGACTGTATTTATAACATTTAATTATTATTAATGTTTATCTCCAAGAATATCATACATTTAAGAAAAACTGATAAAATCACTCAATCAGAGCTAAGTGAGCAATTAGGGATAGTTCGCACCACTTTATCGAAGTATGAGAATGGTGATTCTATGCCTGATGTCATAATAGCGGACAAGATTGCCACGATTTTTGACATTTCAATTGACGACTTATGTAGGAAGGATTTATCAAAAAACGAGAAAACACCTGCAACAACGTTGCAAGAGCCACAAGTTTTATATCAAAAAAACAGTGATGTAAAATGTAAGATTATTGTAAATGACGACGGGATGTATCCTTTGTATATGATAGGAGACACATTATCCGGTAAGCCGATTAATGATTTTGATAGGATAATTAATAACAAAATTTACGTAATAGAATTTAATGATGAAACATTGGTAAGGCAAGTCAAAAAAATGGATGATAAGCGACTGTTTTTATTTCCTTTCAACAAATTATCTGGAGAAGGTTTTGAAGTCTCATGGAATGAGATTAGTCGCATAATCAGTGTCACAGAACGTGCAACTAAATTTGTCAATATAAAACCTTCAATGTAAACCTAATTGTAAACCTATCTGTAAACCTAATTGTAAAATTTAACCAAAATGGGCATCTTCAAAAGACTAATTCAATCAATCAAGAAAACACCTGAACTCATAGACACAGAAGAAAAGCGAATCTATGATGCTGCTGTCAGAAAAGCCTTAGAAGACGGTGAGTTCACACGCGATGAGAAAAGTGAATTGGAAACCCTGCGGATCCAGTTATCGCTTGACACAACCACCGCAGAAGCCATCTACCAACGCAACGCAAAGCGTGTACTCGTTGACTTTCTCGACGAATCAATGGCAGACCAGCGCATCACAGATGAAGAACAAAACCAACTCGACAAGATATGCCGCAGTCTTGGCTTGGAGTTAGACAGCGCAGGAGCGACACGTCAGAAGCTCAATCGCTACCGTATGTATTGGCTTATCGAAAACGAAGAACTACCCGTCATACCTTCGCCGATGAACTTACAAAGGTCTGAAAATCTGCACTTTATGGCTGATGAAGTAGAATGGCTGGAACAGCGAAAAGTCACTCAACGCATCAATTATACATCAAGCACAGCTCGCATCAAAATAGCAAAGGGAGTATATTATCGCATGGGCAGTATCAAGCCAAAGGTAGTCTCACGCGACGAGTGGCAAACAATAGACACAGGCAGCATCTACATTACCAATAAACGATTGATATTCATGGGTTTAAAAGGAAATAAAACTATAAAATTCAACAAAATATTAGACACTACGCCCCACAAAAACGGCATCGACATCCAAAAAGACACCGGGAAAAGCCCATTTATCCGCTTTTCCGACAACGTAGATTTATGCTCACTCATCCTTCCACGTCTAATATCTCAAAATTAAATAGCCTTCAAAACACTATTGAAGGGGCTTTGAAGGCTATTATTACGGATTTACAGGGCGTTTGTGGCATTCAGTGGAGGTTATTCTTACATTACGCTCCGTCTATCTTGCTCACACGCCTTTTGCACCGGACATAATTTGTACATTAATTCCAAATACATGCAGCTTTTGATTTTTCAGATTAAAACGCTACAACTCCCGTACACACACACTTTCAGCCATATTCTACAATATCAATTAAGTGTACCTTTTGTTCTTACCCCTTAATATGCCGCGATATTGAGGGTTTTATGATACACACAGAATTGAAAGAGGACAGTATGCTACAAGATATGCTACTCAATCGGGCGTATGCCAAACGGGGGTTAGACGAATTCTTTGAAAAGCATAATAA